GAAAAAAATTCTAGGAATTGATTTAGGAACCACAAATTCGTGTGTTGCCGTAATGGAAGGGAATGAGGCCGTTATCATTCCAAACAGTGAAGGAAAAAGAACAACTCCATCAATCGTCGCATTTATTAAAGACGGAGAAAGAAAAGTTGGAGATCCCGCAAAAAGACAAGCGGTAACAAATCCAACAAAAACAATTTCATCGATTAAAAGGTTTATGGGAGAATCTTTTGATAAAGTTGGTAAGGAAGCAAAAAGAGTCCCATACTCCGTTGTTAAAGGAGATAACAATACCGCCAGAGTTAATATTGACGACAGGAAATACACACCCCAAGAAATCTCGGCAATGGTATTACAAAAAATGAAAAAAACCGCAGAAGACTATTTGGGACAAGAAGTTACCGAAGCGGTTATTACCGTACCAGCATACTTCAACGACTCACAAAGACAAGCAACAAAAGAAGCTGGTGAAATTGCGGGACTTAAAGTTCTTCGTATTATAAACGAACCAACGGCCGCGGCACTTGCATATGGTTTGGACAAGAAAGACCAAGATATGAAAGTTGCTGTATTCGACTTAGGTGGTGGAACATTTGATATTTCGATCCTTGAATTAGGTGATGGAATTTTTGAAGTTAAGTCCACTAATGGTGATACACATTTGGGCGGAGATGATTTTGACCAAGTAATTGTTGATTGGTTAGCAGAAGAATTCCTTAAAGAAGAAGGAATTGATTTGAGAAAAGATCCAATGGCAATGCAAAGATTGAGAGAATCGGCAGAAAAAGCAAAGATCGAACTTTCAAGTTCATCTCAAACTGAAATCAATCTTCCTTATATTATGCCAGTTGATGGTGTTCCAAAACACTTGGTTAAAACTTTGACTAGATCTCACTTTGAAAAGTTATCTGACACTTTAATTCAAAGGGCTCTTGAACCTTGTAAGAAGGCTCTTAAAGACGCCAAACTCAAAGTTCAAGATATTGATGAGGTTATTTTAGTTGGAGGATCAACAAGAATCCCCGCAATTCAACAAATTGTTGAAAAATTTTTTGGAAAGAAACCATCAAAAGGTGTTAATCCTGATGAGGTAGTGGCGCTCGGTGCGGCAATTCAAGGAGGAGTATTGGCAGGTGATGTTAAAGATGTTCTTCTTTTAGATGTAACACCTCTTTCATTGGGTATTGAAACAATGGGAGGAGTGTTTACAAAACTAATTGAGTCAAACACAACCATACCAACCAAGAAGACTGAAACTTTCTCGACCGCAGCTGATAACCAACCATCAGTTGAGATCCACATTTTACAAGGAGAAAGACCAATGGCAAGAGACAATAGAACTATTGGTAGGTTTCACCTAGATGGAATCCCACCATCAATGAGAGGAGTTCCAAAAATTGAAGTAACATTCGATATTGATGCAAATGGTATCTTGTCTGTGACGGCAAAAGATCAAGCAACTGGAAAATCTCAGAACATTCGAATTGAAGCGTCTTCAGGATTAAGTGACGAAGAAATCAAAAGAATGAAAGAAGAAGCCGAAGCAAATGCTGATTCTGACAAAAAGGTAAAAGAAGACGCTGATAAAATTAATCAAGCTGACTCCACAATTTTCCAAACTGAAAAACAACTTAAGGAAATGGAAGACAAGATTCCGTCCGATAAAAAAGAAGTTATAGAAAAAGCTTTGGAAAAGTTGAAATCCGCACATTCTTCTCGTAATATTGAAGAAATTGATTCCTCAATGAATGAACTTATGATGACTTGGCAAACAATAACCCAAGACCTATATTCTCAAGTTCAGGACACAATGGATAGTCAATCACAAGATGTCGAATTCGAAGAAGTGAATAAGTGAGAAAAACTTTATTAGTAGATGCCAATAATCTCCTTCACATCGGACAACACGGTGTGAAGGAGTTTTTTCATAAAGGTGAGCATGTTGGCGGAATTTTTCATTTTTTAAACACACTCAGAAAACTTATTGAAGAATATAACTTCGATAAGGTTTTGGTTATGTGGGATGGTGATCACAATTCATCTGTTAGAAAACTTATATATCCAAAATATAAACTTAATCGTAGAGAACGAGACGATGAGTTTAAGAAAGATTCATTTTATAAACAAAAAGAAAGAATAAAATTATATCTTGAGGAATGTTTTGTTCGTCAAATTGAAGTTGAAGAAAATGAATCGGATGATCTTATGAGTTATTATTGTAAAATCTCATTAGACGAGCATAAGACGATTCTAACGACAGATAAAGATTTGACACAACTCATATCAGAGAGTGTGTCGATATACTCCCCAATCTCAAAAAACACCTATAAAAACGGGGATAAAATTAAATTCTACAACTATGAAATACCACATCACAATGTTAAAACTTTTAAGATCATATCGGGAGACAAAAGCGACAATATTGATGGAATTTATTTTTTGGGTGAAAAAACATTTATTAAATTTTTTCCTGAGATTCTTGAAAATAAGATAACTTTTAAGGATATTTTAACAAAGGCAGAAAAGTTATTACAAGAAGATAAGGACAACTCAGTTTTAAAAAATCTTTTATCAGGGAAAACAAAGGATGGAATTTTTGGTGATGAATTTTTTGAAATTAATGAAAAGATAATCGATCTTGAAAATCCCTTAATAACAGATGAAGCCAAACAAATTGTTGAACAATATTATTTAGAAACACTCGACCCCGAAGGGAGGGGTTACAAAAACCTAATGAAGTTAATGATTGAAGACGGGTTCTTCAAATTTTTACCCAAACAAGATGATGCTTGGGTGGACTTTATCAAACCATTTATGAAATTAACAAGAAAAGAAAAAAAATTATTTAAAAACAAAAAAAACAATTAAAAAACAAAGTATGAAAAACCAAGAATTAACAAAGTTGGAATTCCTTCTAACAGTAAACGACAACATCATTGTTCAGCGTTTTTTCAATGTAAAAAGTTACAATGAAAAAGCAAGAAACTCAGAAGAGTTTTATTATTATGTTCGGCACATTCAAAGTCTTATTCAAGACGATTTGAAGCGTAGAACCGCAACATATATGCTCGACAACAAATTTGAAATTTTTGACAATCCACAAGTTATGGAGACATCCATTACCGATGGTCCTGAAAGATTTAATATTTATATAAAATCTACAGAAAAAGTATTGACTCATCGGGTTTTTGATGCTAAAATTTATCCCCCGAAAGTTCGTTATACGGTAGATCTTCGTCCCCACTTGAAGGAAATTTTGTCAGACTTAACTGACATATTTTCCGACGAAAATTTATCTTATGAATACCTCGGCCTTACTCTAAATGTTTAGTATTTATTTTTAAAACCACTCTAATTTCGTATGTCAAAAGACAAAAACTTTGAATATCTTGGAACCACATTCCAACTCCAACTATTGAACCAGATAGTTCTGGATAGGAATTTTGGTAACTCCATCCTTGAGGTTTTAGAACCGACATACTTCGAAAACAAGTATTTTAAGATCATTGTTCAGATGGTGAAAGAACACTACAAAAAGTATGAACACACACCATCTTATGATACATTGGAGCAAATTGCAAAGAGTGAATTTACCCAAGAAACAACCTGTAAAATAATCCTCGATACGATCAAAAATATTCAAGAGGCACCAACCGATGGATATAGTTTTGTTCAAGAAAAAGCCCTGAAGTTTTGTAAACAACAAGAACTTCAAAAGGTGATGAAAAAAGCCCAAAAAATCATCGATTCGGGTGAATTTGAAAACTATGATACCCTTGAAGAAATGGTTAAAACCGCCCTTCAAGTTGGTGAAGTTGAAAGAGGACTTATGGATGTCTTCTCAGGACTTGATGAAGTATTGAATGATGATTATCGACATCCAATCCCAATGGGAATACCAGGAATTGACAAGTTGTTAAAAGGTGGTTTGGCAAAAGGTGAGATCGGTGTTATATTGGCACCCACAGGTGTTGGTAAATCAACCGTTCTTACCAAAATGGCCAATAACGCTTTCAATTTAGGTTATAATGTTTTACAAATTTTCTTTGAGGACAACCCAAAGATCATTCAAAGAAAACATTTCACATTATGGACTGAAATTGCCCCTGATAGATTATCTGAAAACAAAGAGAAGGTAATTCAAACGGTTCAAGAAATCAGGGAAAAAATGCCAAATCAACTGATCCTTGAAAAACTTCCATCGGACACATTAACCATTGGTCATATAAAAAATAAAATCAGAAAGATGATTGCCGATGGTAAGAAAATTGATATGATAGTTTTGGATTATATTGATTGTGTTTTACCTGAGAAACAAATGGAAGATGAATGGAAAAGTGAAGGATCGGTAATGAGACAGTTTGAAGCAATGTGTCACGAAATGGAACTAGTTGGTTGGACAGCAACTCAAGGAAACCGTAGTAGTATTTCCTCTGAAGTTGTGACCACAGACCAAATGGGTGGATCAATCAAAAAAGCACAAGTTGGGCATGTGATTATATCAATTGCTAAAACTCTACAACAAAAGGAAATGAAACTTGCAACCATCGCAATTACAAAATCAAGGATTGGTAGCGATGGAGTTATTTTTGAGAACTGCAAATTTGACAATGAGATGATAGTTATTGACACTGAAAGTTCGGTAACATTCTTAGGATTCGAAGAAAACAAGGAAGAAAAAAATCGCCAAAGGTTAAAAGACCTTATGGACAAAAGACAACAAAAACAAAATAATTTACAATAATTTAAAAATTAACTATGGACAAATCACAAAGAATTTTATCCGACATTACCGTATATATGAAATACGCGAAATATGTCCCCGAGCTACAAAGAAGAGAGACTTGGGAAGAATTGGTTACAAGAAACAGGGACATGCACATTAAAAAGTATCCCCAACTTGAATCCGAAATTAAAAGTGTATACCAAATGGTATATGATAAAAAGGTATTACCATCGATGAGATCACTTCAATTCGGAGGAAAGCCAATTGAAATGAGTCCAAATAGGATCTACAATTGCGCTTATCTCCCAATTGATCACATTGATAGTTTTTCTGAAGTTATGTTTCTACTATTGGGAGGAACAGGTGTTGGATACTCAGTTCAAAAACATCACATTGATAAGTTACCTGAGGTTAGAAAACCAAACCCAAGTAGAACTCGTAGATATTTGATTGGGGACTCTATTGAAGGATGGGCAGACGCTATCAAAGTTCTTATGAAGTCTTACTTCGGAGAAACAACATCAACTCCTATATTTGATTATTCAGACATTAGACCAAAAGGGGCAAGACTTATTACATCAGGTGGAAAAGCACCAGGTCCACAACCATTAAAAGATTGTATTCACAACATTAAGAAAGTTCTTGATGATATTGAAGAAGGTAGTAAGGCAAGCCCAATTCAAGTTCACGATATCGTTTGTCATATTGCTGACGCGGTACTAGCAGGAGGGATCCGCCGCGCGGCACTCATATCCTTATTCAGTGCTGATGATGATGAAATGATTGCTTGTAAGTCAGGAAATTGGTGGGAACTTAACGCACAAAGAGGTAGGGCTAACAACTCAGCGGCGCTTGTTCGTCACAAAATCACAGAAGATTTCTTTATGAATCTTTGGAAGAGAGTTGAAGCTTCAGGGGCTGGTGAACCAGGTATCTATTTCACAAATGACAAAGATTGGGGAACAAATCCTTGTTGTGAAATTGCTCTTCGCCCTTATCAGTTCTGTAACTTGTGTGAGGTAAATGTTTCTAACATTGAGTCACAAGAAGATTTGAACGAAAGGGTTAAAGCCGCAACATTCATCGGAACACTTCAAGCGGGATATACTGACTTCCACTATCTTCGTGATGTATGGAGAAGAACTACCGAGAAAGACGCTCTTATCGGTGTTGGTATGACTGGTATCGGATCAGGAACAATTCTTGGATATGATATGAAAGAAGCGGCTGAAGTTTGTAAGGAAGAAAATGAAAGAATTGCAAACCTTATCGGAATCAATAAAGCGGCAAGAACAACAACTGTTAAACCATCAGGAACTTCTTCTCTTGTATTGGGAACATCTTCAGGTATTCACGCTTGGCACAATGACTACTATATTCGTCGAGTTCGTGTTGGTAAAAATGAGTCCATCTATCAACATCTATCTGTTTTCCATCCTGAGCTTATTGAAGATGAATATTTCAGACCCCACGATACGGCAGTTATTTCTGTCCCACAAAAAGCTCCAGATGGTGCCATTATGAGAACTGAATCAGCGTTCCAACTTCTTGAAAGAGTTAAAAAAGTTAGTATGGATTGGATTAAAACAGGTCACAGAACAGGAAATAACACACACAATGTATCGGCAACTATTTCAGTTAAAGAAAATGATTGGGAACTTGTTGGTAAGTGGATGTGGGAAAATCGTCAATATTACAATGGATTATCAGTATTACCATACGATGGAGGAACTTATATCCAAGCCCCATTTGAAGATTGCACTGAAGAACATTATAATAAAATGATGGAATCATTAACAAATGTAGATTTGACAAAAGTTATTGAAATGACCGATGAAACAAATCTTATGGGTGAAATAGCCTGTGGAGCCGCTGGATGTGAAGTAAAGTGATGAGATCAGATTGGATACAAGAGTTATATGTCAAAGAAGTTCTAATGAGACAAGAACCTGACTTTTATATGGAAAACGGAAAAAAAGTAATGACCGAATCCTATCATTTAAAAAGAGGTTTTTGTTGTGGTAGTAATTGTAGACATTGTCCTTATGATCCAATTCACGAAAAATACTCAATAAAGGTTAAAATAAAGAATCCCGACTAGTTCGGGATTTTTTATTAAAAATACTATATCCAATATTTATAGATATGGCAAATGGAAAAACATATGGATTAACATTCCCTTTTAGAGACAGTTTTGATGGAAAATATTTGGATCTAACCGACACTTCAGATGAAGAAATTAGGAGTGATTTAATTCATTTATTATTAACAAGAAAAGGATCAAGATATTTTCTTCCTGATTTTGGAAGTAGAATATATGAATACATATTTGAGCCTTTAGATGGGCCAACATTTTCAGAAATAGAATCAGAGATAAGGGAAGCGGTAGACGCTTACATACCAAATTTAATCATTAATAAAATATCGATAACTCCGGCTGAGGAAGATGAACAAGGATTTGAACAAGTTAATAGAGATCCAAATTTAGATTCAAGAGTATATCGAGTACCGGGTCAAGAAGAAATACCTTATACTGCTGTAGTTAGAATTGATTATACCATTACCGACTCTACATTTAACACAAGAGATTTCATAATTCTGAATATTTAAAAATATGGCAAACAATAAGATTTCATACACACCTAGGGATTTTCAAGGACTTAGAACAGAATTAATTAATTATACAAGAACTTATTATCCTGATCTTATTGATAATTTTAATGATGCAGGTGTTTTTTCGGTAATGATCGATTTAAATGCTGCGATTTCAGACAACTTACATTTTCATATAGATAGAAGTATACAAGAAACTGTACTTCAATACGCCCAACAAAGATCATCAATTTATAATATTGCTAGAACTTATGGTCTCAAAATACCAGGACAAAGACCATCTGTTGCTTTATGTGATTTCTCAATAACCGTACCTGCGTATGGGGATAAGGAAGATTTGAGATATTGTGGTATAATAAGAAGAGGAGGTCAAGTAAACGGAACAGGTCAAGTTTTCGAATCCGTTTATGATATTGATTTTTCTTCACCATTTAATGCCGAGGGTTTTCCTAATAGACTAAAAATACCAAACTTTGATGCAAATAATAGACTTCTAAATTATACTATTGTTAAAAGAGAAGTTGTTGTTAATGGTATTACAAAAGTGTTTAAAAGAACTGTAACGGCAATTGATGTAAGACCATTTCTTGAAATATTTTTACCTGAAAAAAATGTTTTGGGTGTGACAAGTGTGTTACTCAAAGACGGGTCAAATTATGCAAATGTTCCATCAGCACAAGAATTCTTGGGGGCTGAAAATAGATGGTATGAAGTTTATGCTTTGGCAGAAGACAGGATATTTGTTGAAGATCCAACCAAACCATCTGACAGACCCGGACTTAAAGTTGGAAAATACATACAAACAAGTAGTAAGTTTGTAACCGAATATACTCCTGAAGGATTTTTTAAAATGACTTTTGGCGGTGGAACTGTATCTGCTGACGAACAACTAAGAGAGTTTGCAAGAACAGGTAATGCGATGAATATTCAAAAATATTCAAATAATCTTGGTCTTGGATCTGCATTAAAAGCAAACACAACTTTATTTGTACAATATAGAATAGGCGGAGGAACCGCAACCAATTTGGGTGTTAATGTAATTAATCAAATTGGTAATGTGGATTTTTATGTGAATGGACCTAATGATAACATTAATAGTAATGTAATTAACTCCTTAACCTGTACAAATACAACAGCAGCAATTGGTGGAGCGGATTATCCATCGGTAGAAGAAGTTAGAAATTATGTTAGTTTCAATTTTGCAGCACAAAGAAGAGCGGTTACAATAAATGACTATGAAGCTCTTATTAGGAATATGCCATCACAATTCGGAGCACCGGCAAAAGTGGCTATTACCGAAAATGATAACAAGATAAAAATTCAAATTCTATCTTACGATGAGACAGGTAGATTAACAACGGAAATATCAAATACTTTAAAAAATAATATTGCCGTTTATCTATCAAACTATAGAATGATGAACGATTATATATCTGTTGAAAACGCTCAAGTCATTGATCTATCAATGGAAATATCTGTTGTGTTAGACGCAACACAAAATCAAGGAGCGGTTATCTCAAGTATTATTAATAAAATTTCAGATTATTTTGATCCATCACAAAGACAAATGGGTGAGAATGTGTATGTTTCGGCTTTGAGAAAGTTAATCCAAGAAGAAAATGGTGTTATAAGTTTGGCCGACATTTCAATATTCAACCAAGTCGGAGGTCAATACTCTTCAAACCAAACATCACAACAATATTTGGATCCTGTTACAAAACAAATAAAATTGATTGATGAAACAATTTTTGCTCAACCAAACCAAATCTACCAAATTAGATTTTCTGGTAGAGACATCAGTGTAAGAGTTAAGAACCTTACCTCCGTCAACTTTTCTTGATAATTTACATTTAAAATTTTTGGTCTACCATTAAAAATGGTGAATAAACTATTTATTTTAAAACCCTTTTTTAATGCCAAAATCAATAAGAGTACTAACCGAAATAGGTAAAGACAAAAGTGTTCAAGTCGATCTAAACCAAGAATTTGACCATTTACAGATTCTATCATTACAATTTACACAAAGTGAATTATATCAGAGAAGATGTTCTGATTATGGTGTTGTTGTTGGTAGAGTAAGTGTAAATAACGGATACGGATTACCAAACACTAAACTTTCGATTTTTATTCCTCTTACAGATGAAGATGCGGAAGATCCAATTATTTCAGAATTATATCCATACAGGTCTTTGACAAGTACAAATGATGCTGGTTATCAATATAATCTTTTACCACAAACTCAATCATATTCTAATCACACACCAACAGGATCATTTCCAACTAAGGAACAAATAATGAAAGATCCAGGTTGGAAAAAAGTTTTTGACAAATATTATAAATTCAGTGTTACCACAAATCAAAGTGGGGACTTTATGATATTCGGAGTACCAGTTGGAGAACACAAATTGGTAATGAATATTGACTTATCGGACATTGGTGAATTTTCTTTAACACCACAAGATATGATAAGAATGGGTTTGGCCGTGGAGGCAGAACTTGATGGTGTTAGATTTAAATCATCACCAAACTTTAAAGTTCTTCCTCAAATTGTCACATCAATAAAAGACATAAGTGTTTTACCACTTTGGGGTGATGAAGACTTATGTCAATCATCAATCAATAGAACCGATTTTGATCTAAGTGCTGATAGTGGAAAAAATATTGTTATTCAACCGACCGCAATTTTTATGGGATCTATGATCTCAACATTGGATAAATATGCGTTAAAAAGATATAAAGGTAATGATCAATTTTGTAGAGTAAAACTTAAAATGGGTGAGTTGTGTAAAATGACAACAGGTCCTGGTGAAATTTTAGCAATTAGACACACAATAGAACAAGATTCTTTGGGTAGACCAATTTTAGAACAATTCTTTTTGGAAAGTAATGGTAAAGTAATCGATGGTGACGGTACTTGGTTAATTGATGTACCAATGAACTTAAATTATGTGATTACAGATCAATTTGGTAATCAAGTACCATCTTTAGATGCGAGCGCGGGTATTCCCACAACCGCAAGGTATAGATTTAAAATAAAATGGCAACAACCCGATAATTTTGATCAAGATGTCAAACGAGGTTATTTTCTTGTACCAAATGTTAAAGAGTGGGGATGGACTACAACTATAGATCCAAACCCAAATCTTTCTGGCGGATTACCAACTGCAGCAGATCTTATAACTAAATCATATACATTCAGTTTGGATTGGGACGATTATGGGAATTCAACCGCAGAGGGACAACAAATGATACAGGACGCTATACTATGTGATGATAGATTTTATGAATTCTATTATAATAAAGTATATACGGTATCACAACTTGTTGATCAATATAGAGGTGGTAAACTAAATAGAAGATACAATTCAATTAAAAATATTCTAGATGAGGAATGTGAATCAGACACATTAAGATTTCCAACAAATGATGCACAATGGAGACCTGATTTTTTATATTTACTATTCAGTATTTTTCTTAGGGTTATCACACCAGTATTAATTATATTATTAGTTGTATTACACATTATTGGATTTCTTTTATGGTTTTTGGCACCAATTTTAACAATCATAATGTGTATTATATTCTACATTGTATATGTCATATGTATAATTATTAATAGTATCAGAAGACTATTTGGCGGATCTCCTCCCGATTGTGTAAGTCCAGGGGCTCAATGTTCTGCAACCAAAAGAGGTTTTGATAAAATGATAAACGACCTCAGATACTTCCCATTACCAAATTTAACATATCCAGATTGTGAGATGTGTAATTGTACGGTTGAAAAAGCTGAAAGTAACGCAACTTCAGCAACCGTTGAGGCGGAAAATCTTTTGAGCACATATTCTTTTACCCAATTAAGTGATTGGACAAGTGCATCTTTTTATGACATAACAACAGATACTTCTTCTGATTTCACAAGATATTCATCTAGAGTTAATACCGCCTCAAGAGATGAAATAGGATATGATAGACCATTGATTATTAATGATTTATATGAATCTTTACCAACATTATCTAGTTTTCCATTTGCATTAGCAGGAGTTTTAGCAGGAGTTTCACCAGTTGATACTACAGGTTTTACTGTAACATTAGACGCTTTTTGTCCTTTATATAATGCAAAAGATTTAAAACTTTTAGGTTGGGCATTTCCGAGAAAATATTTTTCTAGCCATCTAACAATGGCTGGTAGATTGAACTTGTTTAACACAAAATCAAAATATTTTAATAATGAAATAGGTTCTTTAGAAAACCCAAGTCAAATAGGTCCGGTAGGATTTGGAGATTTCAGTGGGGTTAAACAAGGTCCAAACCAAATAAAAGTTTCATTCAATTATACCGCAACAACAAACACAAATAAATTTCACTATGATAATGTATTCTTGATAAGTTGTGATGATGGAAGCAAGGCAGAATTTTTACCCGGGAGAATAGTCACATTTCAAGATGTTAATTTAAGTACAGATGTAAATGCTTTGAGTGCTTCAACAAATAACGATGAAGGAATTCCTTGTATAACAGGTACAACTAGATCCACAAATCCAATAACAGGTCAATACGGTATAACCAATGTAAATGTTAAATTTGCAAGTCCTTTGACATCCACAAACGGATCAAATGTCACAAGTTATGATATTGTGTATAATACTGGTGACACAGAATATCACAGATGGCCAATCGATGTAGAATATTTCCAAGTCATCACCGCAATGACAATTTCAGAGTATGAATCTAATTGTTCTATAGAATATACAACAAATAATAAATGTTATCCGCCAGAGAGAATTTTTATTGGTAATACAATTCCAGGTTGGGAGTATACTATGAGAAATTCTCTAAATAATAGATTTATTTTTAATAATAACCTTATTAGAACTTTTGGAAATTGGAATATACAAAGACCCGATTTTTGGGTTTATCAAGACTTTCAAAATTGCTACCCAATTTGGGGAAGGTATAATAGTGATGGGGCGGCCAGAACTTATAAAACTCTATCTAGAAATAATATTAACCCCAATGTACTATGGGAAGTGCAATCACCGGTAGAAGGGTCAAGTTTAAGTAGAAAACAAGTTTTAGTATTTTTAGTAAGAGGTGTTGATCCTTACTCTACAAGAAATTTTAACTCGTATGATCTTAGTATTTTATTTGGAAAAGGTTACGGTAAAGGACCAATTATAACTGGTAATTACAAACTAAACATTCCTATACAAGAAGGGTCTATAATACCAAGACATAATAATATAACATCAAATTTTGGTTCAGGATCATTAGACCCTACAACCAATAGAGGTATCTATTATCAAAATTTTAGTTATCAACCTAGCTCTGATTTTAGCGGGTTTACATCTTATATGCATAGATTTTATTCTTGTATTGATTTAACAAATCATCAAACCCAATTTGCTTTTTATGGGTCAAGTATGTCAAGAGTAAATTCTGTTGGTAATGATGGTTTTGACGCAACAACAACAGAACCTAATACAGATTTAACATTTCGAATAAATTCACCAAGACATAGTTTGAACAGTACTAGATCTAATATTAGTAATGTTTGGTTTGGAGGTGATAATGCTAAATATGGTATTGGAGTTGATAACCGATTATTAGCTCCCAAAAAAAATACTTTTGTAGGTAATTTATTTTGTACAACTTTTGATTTTCATATGGGAATTGCAACAACTAATTGGAGTCAATCGACCCCCTCAAATTGTCCCACATATAATAGTAACAATAAAGGCCCAAATATTGACCCATCTAGATACCCACAAGAAATATTTAACCAGTCTCAACAGAATTGTGGTAATTGCGGAGAACCCGGAAATGATAATATATGGAATGGTTATCCATTTATCGGTAGGATGGCGTTTACCATTGGTAAATTTGGAGTTATAGGATCAGAACCTTCAGGTCCAGTTCCTGGAGGTGTTAGACCTGATTGGACGGTAGAAGGGTCAAAATGGAGTCCTCAATGTCAGATGGGATTTTGGGTGAGACACGGAGGATTCGAACCTGATGGATATTTTATGCCAAGACTTAATAGTAATGTCGGTAATACATTAGGATTTACCGATAAACAAACTATAATACCTAAAGATTACCAAAACAGCAAAGGTTATTATCCTTTCGAATCAATAGAGGGAGGAGAAGTTTTTGCTTTCAGGTTGAAAGGTAGTAATAAAAGATTATCAAATAAAACTAGTCCATTACCATACGGATTAGGTTCATCAGATTATAATTTGAGATGGAGTAATGAGGACCAATCAAATCGAATTATAACATATAACGGTTGGACACTTTACTATGGATATTGTAATAATGGTTTGATATTTAATAACGATATTGATGGAACTTATTACCCAACAATGAGACTATTTTGTGGAATATACCAACTTCCAAACATACCTAATCCATATAATCCTGGTGTTACAATAAATAATAATACCAATGTAACAATGTTTAACGGAATTCAATTTGATTCCACAACGGTTGGTAGAACACATACGGTAATGAGAACCGACAGATTACCATCATCATCAAGACCATTTGAAAGTAGAGATTATAATAATGGAGATGTTACAAGTCTTAGTTATTTATTACATAATAATCCTAATTTTGCAATTTACACATTTGATGATGACGGAGTTGTTCTTAGCGGACCACCAATAGTGACAGGTCAAAATTTCCCTGCAGATACGAGTGTTTCAGGAGATACCCCACCGCAGTTTGCTACTATAATTGAAACAACAAATGAGTGTAATAAAATGTTACCCTTAAGGTGTTATTATAATGAAGAGGTTCAAGCCTCCGGAGTTGATTACTATACAATTTTAACAGATCCAAACAGACCTTGGAGAGATGGTAGTTGTACCTCACAAGATATAAGTGGATTGGGTGATAGAATGATATTTGATACAGATACTGGTTGTTATCAATTAGCATCTAGATTCATTTTAAGTCTTAGAGTTGATATAGAATTATTATTAGAATGGAAATCAAGACTTGATATAACCTTTGGTGCGTGTAGAAATGTATTTTCTCACCTATTTACCAACCAATGGGTAAACGGAGTTTTATACGCATACGCATTTAAAAACGATAAATCAATTGATAGAACAAACCAAGTTACAGGTTATCGATATTGTTATGATACACTTTTTTTACATCCAGTAACTAATAGTTATTTCTATAGGTCATCACCTTGGAAATATGATGTATCCGCACCGAATAATGGAATATTCGTTGGTAAAGATGGAGATCCAAATAATGATGGTGGAAATAAAAAATATTTAAATAACCCTACCACAATAATGGACCTTGGTCCTAAAACAGATTTTTTACAACAAATAGTACAGAATGATAATTTTGATGGGTATATAATGAAAGATTTAAGAGATTCTACCTTTGGTGATACAAGCGATATTTTGAATTTTTTCATTCTAAGTAGATTGTTAAATACAAATTTTTTTGATCAATTATTTGGAACTAAAGGGGCTGGTATATTGGGAATGTTTACAAGAGTCCCAAGACAATTATTAGTACAACCACCCAAACAGAAAAATTTTATTGATGCTGATGTAGCACAAATGTTTTCAATAAATTCTGAAATAGGTGTGGATGAATTTGAAGTTTCAAACTATCCATTTGCCGATGCTATGTATTATAATCCTGGTGACAATGCTGATGAAACAGTGATCGGTGTATTTTTCTCTTCAAGTCAACAAGTGAGAGACTTTTTAACACCAAGAAGAACAATCTTCAATCCAAATACAACTCAGGCTTTTTGGTCAACTTCCTTTGGGTATATACCTCGAACTAAAACACAATATGTTCCATTTTATAACTGGAAATTGAAACCGGTAAATACTGGATTGGGTCTTGACATTTTTGGATCGCAACAAAATGATTGGTCAACAAATGAAATAACTGCCTATGATTATCAGTCACTTGATAGGTTAAATGTCACACAACTATCAAATTATATGTCGCAAATACCATCAGTTGCAGGAGTTACATCAAATCTTTTTAGAGGTTTCATTTTTGGATATGATCCGGCCGTGAATCTTTATGATGCAGATCTACAAAATACTAATCCATACACTTTAGGTGATTATCAAAATAATGGAAACACAATACCTAAAGAAGTTATAACTCACGGAGCTCCATTCCATTTTTATTTTGGTCTAAAAAAAGGTAAAACCGCATTGGATAGATTCTTAACCAAATATACACAAGACACAGATCTGATATGACAACTCGTATAATAAAAGGTAGTTTAAGATATAAGTCTTCACCAGATGTTGATTCATCTATTGACATCAATTTGGAAAACAAACAAAAAGAACAAATTGAAAACGATAGAAATGTTAATATCGACAAACAAATACTATTTGACGAAGAAAGACAAAGATCAACTTTATTTAGACCAAGCGCAAAACTAACTTTTGTTTTTAGAAATATTCTAACAGGATCTACAGATTATACACCTTTTAGAAATAATTTATACTTCGAAGACTTCGAGGCAAACGCGTCATTGTTTCCTCCTGTCTATGTAGGATATCCACAATTTAGTGAATTTGATTTTATTAGAACAGATGTTAATGTCCCTGGTTATACACAACCACCAAACGAACACATTAAATTCATAAGTCAAAGCGCGTCATCATACAATTGGGGTATGTATATTTCGTATGTTTATTTAAATGATAACACATCTAAAATACAATACACACCAGAACCAGTCCCTGGCACAACAACAACTTCAGTTTCTTGGTCTCCAAGCCAAGGAATTCCATATGTGATTAAAAATTTAAATTTTGAAGGTGAAAATTTAATTTCATTCAGATGTCCTGTAAAACATAATCTAAATGTTGGGGATTATGTTAAACTTAATATTGTAATTGGTGGAACAAACTATTTTCAAATATATTCATTTGGTGACGGTGGATATAATTCAGAGTTTTATGTATTTAATATCTTAAACTTTGGGTTTGCCGGATTTGTCGACGGAGATCAAGGGTTCTTCAAAAGAATTGCCAACATAGATAACCCAATAGAAAGTGAGTCTCAATATTATGTAAGGAAACATAAAATATTAACACAACTAACAGACTCACAAGTCAATAAGGCTGGATTTGAAAACTTAATATATGGAACTAAGTTCTTTTTTGAGACAAGTGCTTTAACCCCTGACAATCAAAGTAAAAGTGTATCTAAAGAAAGTAGCCAATCATATACCGTAAATTTTTCTAAAGATATTGACATAAGACCACTTTTGGATAATCAAAAAAGACCAATATCTGAACTTTATTTAACTATATTTCATCGTGGGTATTTTGGGTGGTTTTACCCAAGGTCAACAAACGGAACACAAATACCATTAAAGCAAGGTTTGGAATTCAATTTATTTTTGAATCCAAATACACTTGCTCTTTCAACACCACTTCCAGATTCTTGGTGGGGAACAACACTATCGAATATACCCAATATGGTAACTAATAGTTACACAAGAACAATTGGTCTTAACACTTTTACATTTAATTATTCAGAACCAATACCTGTAGGATTTATATTCGATGGGGATTTTTGTGAATGGAATAATTACGATCAACAAGAATATGTGTTATCTGATAGATATCACAAAATATCATATAACAGAGGAACGCCAACTGCAAAAATTTTTGAAACAACACAAAATACACTTCTTTGGAATAACCCATATGGATTTTATTATAAACCATTATATAAATTCACATTAAGAGATTATTCCCCATATGTTGAAGAAGGTGATAAGAATAACGCGGATCAAGTTCCGAATTATGCCTTTTATTCACCAATAAACGAAGCGTTTAGATGGAGAGATCTATATACTTATGGATATATAGATTCCGAAGGTGTTGGTGTTGATTATCCATTTCTCAATGGTTCTCATTATCCATATGAAAACTTCATATTTAGATTGATACCCGAAGGATCTAACTATCAAAATTTAGGAATAATAACCGACCCAACAATTGACGGATGTGAATAAGTTTAGATTTAAAATATCAAATAACCAACAATACATCAACATACCTGTACAAGTTGATTTCAATCACTATGGACAAGATGAGGACATTGATGTTTTTGAACAAAAAACAAAAGAGGAAATAGTTGGAACACCACCTGATTTTGATGTTAACCGATATGGACATTCAGGATATACAGATTCAAATGGATATTTGGCAACAAGTATAAACTATCAGTTTTATTTTTATGATAGAGTCTTATTTGGTACAAATCCACCAAGTTTTTCAACAGCCGCAGCTTGGAAAAATTCCTATGTTCAGACCAATACATTTAGTGACAGAGATTTATACTATTATTTAAATCCATTCACAAAATCATTTTTTAAACTTGACCTATACGATTCACCGTATGAAAGGGATCAAAAGATATATTTGACAATCATAATACCGACCCAACAAGGAAACACAGAATTTATTTCTGCTTCTTCATTTAGTTATGCGGTTGTAAATTTTGATGTAAAAAAACCAGATTTTATTTTGGATTCTGTTGGTGCCGACAAAGAAGGATATTATTTATATTGGTTAAGAAGTCAAAAAATTTATGACATAGATACTTTCTATATGTCCATAAAATTTTTTAATGGTAGAACGGGAGAGTTTGTTAGAATGATGAAAAAAGGACAATTTACTTTGAGCGGAAGTTATACCGACTTTAATCCCGAAGTATATTTTTACGATAAAGTGGTTTTAGACCATAATGGTATGAGTTATATATTATCTGGTGGAACGGGAGGATCTTCAATTTTAACAGGATTAACAATACCCATAGTTTTAAACCAAACCTGTATTGATATTGGGTACTACTCTGTAACTGACGGAGATATTTTACAGAAAGAAGTTATGAATAATTTCATATTTTCCGCTTCAACAGGGTCTCCATACACTTTTTATTTTACCAACACATCTGATTTAAGAACAAAAAAATATTTGGAACAAACTGATTTTATCTTAGATTGGGGAGATGGAACTTTTCCTGTTATTATCGGTAGTGGAGGACTTATATCTCACAATTATCCACCTGGTAATTTCACAATTACATTAACCGCAGATAGTCCTTGGGGTAAAACAATAACACAAAAAAATATACAAGTTCCGTTCACAATACCACCAATAACAAATCCCGAAGGAAATTTAGTTTTTCCTGTTTCAGAAGGTAATTGGACTGCAACTCCAACATCATATAACTTCATATATTCTGGAGACGCTGACTGTGATGCACAAACCATAAGACCTGCAGGAACTACACCAATTACAATAACAGGTTATACAAAATCTAATCTATATGATATGAAATCATATGGTGGAGGATTTAGAACTATCGGACAAGTGTTCACTGGTAGTACTGGAATCGTGGGTCAATATATTGGACAAGGACCAAATAATGAACAAGCTTATATTATAAATGATATTTTATATATTGATTTTGAAGATGGAACAACCATATTCAGCGTTCAGTCGTCAGGGCTTACTTTATTGGATTGTCAGATTATAACAAAGGATGAAACTTTGATGAATATTATCGAACAGCCTCAAGTCTATTCGAATGTGTTTATAGAAAGAGGAAAAAACTCTGTTTTGGAGTATATGAACAGGGTTGGGGAGGTAGATAACATAGGTGATATGCAAAAATACGGTTATGGGTTTTTTAATATTAAAGAATAGAAAATTCAATATTTATAAAAAAGATAAAACAATAAATTAACACAAGATGAGTACGGGAACATATGGAACAATAAGACCGGCAGATGTCAGTCCCGAGGATGCAGAAATAATTCTTCACTACACACCAACAAGAGATGAAACAAATAATTTCACTCTTAAATCTTTGAACGCTCCGAATTTATTAAGACCATATTTCCACAATAGTGATACTGGAGGAAATACAGGTGTTGAGATTTTAGGAGGACTTTATAGTCTTTCATTACCATCAACTGAGTTTAACGCTTTAGGGTTTTACACAATATACATCAGACCTGTACAAATCAGAACCACAATAACCGATTGCGGTGTTTTATCTTCACTACCGAATGTAAAAGGAATATTAATTGATCTTAATAATGTACCAAGTCAGTTCAGAAATAAATTTGTTAACCAAGGATTGGTAGGATATAGAATTGAATATTTAAATTCTGATGGAACAAAAATCCCAAACTTCTATAGGATTGTAACTTCTTGTTTCTTCTGTGAACCAGTTGTAACAAACCTTGTTAATACAAACCAAAAAGATATTAGATATAGATATGTTGATGGTGTAACAAACTTATTATTTATAACTCTTACACCGTCTTCATCTCCTTTAACAAAACCAAACGCAACTCCATTTATTGGGCAACCAAACCAAAATATTATTTTCACAAATACATTTTTCAATCCTGTTACCGTAGAAGTTGAAATCGCGGAACACGACTTCGATACATTGGCAATTGCTCTTTATGGTAATCAGACCAAATCTATCGACGATGGGATCTATACAATTTATGATAAGAACAACAACATCTATCAGCAGTATAACCTTTATGAAATTAGAAATGAGTTTAACGAACTTCTTTATGAGGTTAGGTCAAATAGAAATAATAATATTGATTTCAGTAAAAACTTTATAAACATAACAAGCTGATATGGCAAAAAAGTATACCTGTCCACCACAATCAGCAACAGGAGCTGGTACATTTTCTGATGATCTTGTAGGGTTTCAACTCGTACAAGGTGGAGGACTTACGCAAGGTAATTTTGAGTTTACTCAAGCCATTGTTGAAAAGACAAATAGAAATTTTGAAGTCGGAACATTTTCTAGTCCGATTACATTAGATACTTTACAAATAGATTCAATTGAAGAGTCTAAAAGAATTGTTGCCAAAAATTATCAAGTATATCCAAACTTTGATTTAACTGATGTTACAAATTTTACTTTATATGGTTCTTTAACCAAAAGAATTTCCACATCGGTTCAAAAAATAATAAACTTCTTTCCGGCATCCTTTGAGTCCAATTTGTTTAGACCAAATTTTGGATCTGGTGAAACTGCTTATAATATCACATATGATCAAATTGTTGATGAAACAACATTTGATATTGATGTAGTTAACTTGTTTAATCCGTTTAGTGTTGATTATAGTGAGAACGCATTTAACAATCTACAGGCTAGAGAGATATCGGTGTCGGGTTTAAGAAACTTCACCTCAGAATACCTCAAATATATTTTAAAAACTACTGGTGGAACCTACGATGTTGTATTCATTGTTCCATCCTCAGGATTAACAGGTGGGGTTTTGAATATAACAATAAAAGGTAATCCATTCTCGGGTCAATCCATTGTTTATGAAAATTTACAATTTAGACCAAATGATTATGAAGTAGAAGTTGTATTTCAAGATCAATTCGACGAGGTTGAGAAGTTCTTAACAAATAGATTAATCTCACCACCATATACAGCAATATTCCAAGTTCCTCAAGAAAATGAACAAGGACTCTTTTATACTCAGAAAAAGTCTGTCACTTGGCCGTTAGACGGATCTTGGAATTTAGACATAAGAAGTGTTTTATTTTCAAATTATCTTGAGACATTATCTCAGATTACAACACAAGTTGATGAATATAAAACAAATTTAATTTCAAGATTTTTAACAACAGGATCTTTGAAAGACTTTGATACCGTAGATCAAAAGGCGGAAAAAATGTTTCAGATTTATGGTAGAAGTTTTGATGAGACCAAAAAATTTATGAGTTTCCTGGTTATTCAAAACCTCTTACACCAAATGAGTTAAATTATCAGTATTATAGAAATTTAATACTTAACTCCGCATTTTTATTCAAATCCAAAGGAACAAGAAAATCGGTTGAATCATTAATGAGATTGATAGGGGCGCCTGAAGCTCTTGTCGAATTTAATGAAAATGTTTATTTGGCTGACCAAGTAATCAATATGAATAGGTTCGAAAATTTCTTTGCCGCAATCAGCGGAGGAACCTACGCTAAACAATCACCAACACTCAATCCTGCTGTAACATATTCCATCAGAGGTGTGGTTTATACTGGATATACATCAGTATATTCGTATCAAAGTGTCAATTTAACAATTGATGATTATCCTGTTGATGATAACGGATATCCTATGGCACCCGAAGATAATGAAGATTATTTCTTCCAAAAAGGGGCAGGGTGGTTTGAGGTAACAACACAACATAGAAGTCCTGAATACATTGATCAAACAGCATCTGTGTTTACAGGATCGAATCCATCTGTACAAACAGGACTAGAACCATTTACATATGGTCAAAAATACTTGGACAGATATAGAATTTTCCCCTATATGGAAGAAGGGTTTAAATTAATTAGAGTCCCTGATAACAGAAAGAGTTGGACAATTAGAGACAATGGTCTTAGAAGATATTCCGACGGTGGGTTTAATTCTTATTACTATAACTATGATGACAGATTGGTATTGAATGTTAAAAATGTGGATCTCTTTTTGAATCCAGCACAAGGACTTGCATATGATGTATGGTCAATGTCAAACAAATACGATTACCCAATTCCACAATCTGGTATGTCAGCGCCTTACCCAACACCAGGATTAATTGATTGGACAACAGTAAACCCCCAACCAAAAAAATTAACATTCTTTGAATTTGCCCAAACCTTTTGGAGAAATTTAATCAATGTTAGAGATAGACAATTTAATACAGATGGAAAAACAAGTGGATATCCGACTTTACAATCCATATGGTGGTTATACCTCAATTCAGGTTCGGCAATAAATGTTCCAAATGACAACTTCAACTACCAGACAATGATCAAGTATGTTGAAGGTTTGGGTGATTATTGGATTAGGTTGGTAGAACAAATGATACCGGCAACAACAATATGGAACGGAGGTTATAAATATGAAAATTCAATATTCCATAGACAAAAATTTGTTTGGAAAAGACAAGCCGGATGTCAAGTAGTGTTTATTCCTTGTGTCCCTTGTGAACTTACCGCACCATTGTTTACACAAGATTGTCAAACACAATTTGTCAATTGTAGTAGTTTGTATCCTTGGCAAGTTAACAGTGCTGTTCAAAACTTCGAGATATTATTGACCAATACGATAACAAATTACTTAGCAACACAGAGTTTAACATTGAATGATTGTGTTGCCGGTACTGTAACATCAAATTGGTATTTAGATTTATACAGTGGAAATACAGGAGGAACACAAGTACAAATATCTCATTACAAGTTCTTCCAAGGGTTTGGATTAGGATATCCAGGATCAAGTTCTCCTGACCCACAATCAGATTATATAACAGGAATCAATAACGCATTTTTCTTGTTATATTCTTACGGTTTGTATTATTATATTGATTCAATAAATAATAAGATTATTTTCTTCACAATAGATTGTTCCGCGGATGACCCAACCGACACATTAACATTTAATATATCAATAGATTTTAATATCGGATGTAATTAATATATAGAGAGATGTCATTTACAAATATCACATATACAATAATCGGAGACCCAAATAATACAAGTTCGGGTCAGATAGTTGTAAACTTTCAAAATGATAATCCACCAACATTATTGGTATGGGTTGACCCAAATTATCCCGCGGTAAACCTTAATAATGATACGGGATTTATTGTTAGTGGGTTAAGCGGTGGATCTTATGCGTTCTATTTACAAGATTTTGCAACACCATCAGAACAAACTCAAATAATTACATTTTTTATATCAACAGGAACTTGTGTATCAATTACAAATGTTGTAAATACAACTTGTGGTCAAAATAATGGAATTATATACGCAAGTACATCATCCGTATTAGGACCCCAATCTTATATTCTTTATGATTCGAGTAATAATTCTATTGATAGTAATAGTATTGGTGTTTTTTCTAATTTATCATCTGGCTTATATTATGTTATTGCGGATGATGGTGGTGGGGTAACAGGTAGATCACAAAACTGTTTAGTAAAAGATTCTTCTCCTTTGGAATTTGATCTTTATGTGGTTAATAACTCAAGTTGTACAAATAATTTAGGAAAAATATATGTAACAAATTTAAATGGTACTCAACCTTTTACATACACTTGGTCTAATGGCGTCACTGGTGTTGATTTTATAACAGGACTGACCACTAATTACTATACTCTAACAGTTACTGACTATTATGGGTGTAGTCTAACCAAAACCGCTTTTGTTGAATTTGATCCACCAATAGGTACGGGTATTTTAACAGTAACTCAACCAACTTGTTTTAGTGCCGACGGTATTGTTAACCTTACGATAACAGGAGGAACACAACCTTATTATTATTCAGGAAGTAATGGATATTCAGAAATTTCATTTTTACAACAAATTACTTTTACAGGATTACCGGCAGGAAACTTTAGTATAGAAGTTACCGATGCGGGATTTTGTAAATTTAATACATCAACATTTTTAGTTACACCATCATCCTTTATTGTTGATAACATATCTTTAAGCCCATCAAGATGTGGTGGAACAGGAGGAACAATTACTGCAACCATTTTAAACAATGGAAGTCCGGCAACATACACATATCAAATATTCGGACCCAACTCAAATCTTATTGAAACAAAAAATACAGGAGCTCTTAGTTATACCTTTTCGGGATTGTCTTCGAATACTTATACAATTCAAATTAATGATAATGTAACTTCTTGTGTGTATCTGCAAACTGTGAATTTGGTAAACAATGAACCATTCAATATTGTAACAAATACAACTGGTACTACTTGTAATTTGGCTAACGGATCAATTTATGTTGAGGTAACACAATATCTGACAAATCCATTATTTCCACCATTCACAATCTCTATATTAGGGCCAAATAATATTACCAATTCAACAATAGCTGCTTCATCAACAACATTTTCATTTTTACAAGGAGGAAATTATATTGTATCTGTTAAGGATGGATTGAATTGTACAAAAACCACTAATGTCTTTATTGATAATAGTGTAATTGTGGATTTTGTAATGATTGCAAATCCATCAGTGGTTCCAAACCAAAACTCTATAACAACATTTATAACACAAGGTGAACCTCCATTTACAATAAATTGGGTTACAAATAATGTTGGGGGACAAACAACTGCGAGTGTAAATAACTTAAGTGCTGGAACATACACATTACAAATAACAGATGCTGATAATTGTGTTAGAACCAAGAGTGTACTAATTGAAGATGTGACTTTTTACTCATCATCAGGAAACTTTACAATATGTAATTCATCACTGGGACCTGTCAATTATACCAAAAAAGGTTTATTACAGATGTTAATGCAAGGGTTTGATCAATTAACACCTGGTGGTGTGGGTTGTGTTATAACATCGGCAACATTCACGGCAGAAGTTATAGTAAACGGAACATCATATACAAATTTGTTCCATTCGACAACAAATTTTAGCAATGTACCTACAGACAATGCTTGGGCGGACACAATCAGAAACTTACTTCTAACAGTTTATGGTGTGGGACAATACCATAACAATTAAAACAGATTGTAGTCTTCCTGGTAATATTTTGGCTGGAGCAATAATTAAGATGAACTTGTTAATTGATTATGGAATAGCATGTATTTCATCAGACGCTTGTTGTGGTATAATATCTGAAGATGGAAATGTACCACCTGAAGGTCCTAACTATTGTATTATCGTCGAAAGTGGAAATGCGGGAATTGCTGGATTCCAAATAGTAATTGAGACAGATTACTAATTTATAAATATTTATTTAAAAATACAACATGCCAACTACAGTTAAAATAAGTGACTTACCACCATACGGTTCTCCACAGTCAACAGATGTTGTACCAATAGTGGATGGGACTTGTACTTATAAAATATCACTCAGTACCTTGTCATCTTTTTTTACTGGGTCATCATACACAATTCCTGTCACAACAGGTGTAACATATACTAATTCTACAGGTACTTTAACAATAGGAAACTCAACAGGAGGAACCGTGTCAACCACCTCTTTCAATTTTGTAACAGGAGGAACATATTCTGCCGGAACGATAACCCTTGGAACAAATACAGGTGCCACAACGACAATTACAGGGCTTTATACAGGTGAAACAATTTATTGGACTGCCGGAACAATAGGTACTTGTAGTATAAGAACAAATAATGGTAGTGGTGTTGATTCACAAGGTAATTACGCAATTGCCGGTGGACAAAACAATCTTGCAATTGGAACAAACTCTGTTGTATTAGGTGGAGCGTCAAATAGTGCCGATACAGGATCGAATTGTGCTAGTGTTTTAGGTGGAAGATCAAATTGTACGAACGCTAATTATACTTTCATCGGTGGTGGTTGTGGTAATTTAGCTTTAGGCGCAAGTTCATTAATTGTTGGAGGAATGGGAAACTGTGCAACAAATACTTGTTCTATAGTTCTTGGTGGTGTTACAAACAAAGCCACAGGTGCTCAAAGTAGTGTTTTAGTTGGTTTGTCTAACTCAGCAACAACAAGTCTATCTTTAGTGGTTGGTGGAGAATTAAACCAATCAAATTGTACACGAAGTGCGGTGGTCGGGGGATGTCAAAATACAATTAATGGTAGTAATGCATTTATTGGTGCAGGGTTATCAAATTGTATTGTACAAGGAGGTAGTACATTTATCGGTGGTGGTAGAGAAAATAGTATATCGGGTGAGTGCTCATCAATAGTAGGCGGACAATGTAATCAAATAACAGGAACTTGTTCCACGATTGTTGCGGGTAGACAAAATAACATAACTTCTAATTTTACAAGTATATTAGGTGGATGTTTAAGCACTGCTAGCGGAACATATTCAGTGATAGTTGGTGGTAGATTAAATAATGTTTGCGGTAACTACTCAACAATTGTTAACGGAAGCACAAATTCGATTGATGGTAATTCGTCAAAATCGTTCATTTCTGGTGGTGACAACCAAGTAATTTCTTGTGGTAATTATAATTCAATTTTAGGTGGAAGAGATAATTGTAATTTAGGAACTAATTCCACAATTGCAGGTGGAGTTACAAACTATATTGAAGACGGATTATTTAATTCGTCTATTGCAGGTGGTAAAGATAATTGTATTCTAAGTGGAAGTTCTTCTACAATTGCCGGTGGAACAGGAAATACAATTTGTGGTGGTCTTAGTTTTGTCGGTGGTGGTTCGAATAATAGTATAGTTGGTTATAACTCAGTATTAGTTGGTGGAACAGGAAATACAATAGATGATTCTTCAGATTCTTCTGTAATAGTTGGTGGAAAAAATCATAACATTATCACATCTCCTAGAGGAACAATAAGTGGGGGTTATATGAATGTTATATCCGCCGCAACAGGATCAACAATAGTTGCTGGAGATTGTAATACAATTATAGGTGGAACATATTCATTTATCGGATCAGGAGCTAGAAATTGTATAAATTCCCAACAATCAGCAATACTTGGAGGATCAGATAACTATACTAATGGGTTAAGTTGTGTATTCATAATGGGGCAAAGTATAACTGCGGAAACTGCCAATATGGCATATGTTAATAGATTAGCAATTACAAATTTACCAGCAAGTTCAGGTTCTTCCTGTTCAGGAACCCTTTGGTATTGTACCTCTAATAATATAGTTTATTATGTTCCGTAATGTTTGATGAAATCAATAGAATTAACAAGTATTACAGGAATTACACCACCATTTGTGGTAGAAGTGTGTAATGTTTTTATTGAAAATTGTGTTTTTATTTATCAATCACCACCTTCGATTACAGTCCCACCAAACATATATTTCAACTCATTACCAATAATATTTGAAACAGCACCTGTTGTTTTGTTGAAAATAACAGATAGTAGAGGTTGTGTTGTAACACAAGTCAAATATTGTGTAGAAAATATTGTACCACCACTTTATCCTTATTGCGATAACTGTGGAAGTGTTGAAGGGTTTGTAAGCAACACTTTTGGTGATGGGTATTACGCAGATGACTTCAGTCCATATTTGTATTTGTATTCAAGCGGAACATTTGGAAATTTATTAGAACAAGAAAGTGTAGGGACAATGCCTACTGCCGCGGCGGGAACAAGTAGGGCTTATACAAATGGTAAAATGTTTGTTTCATACGGAATTCCTTTCCCATCTTCTAGTGCAGATACCGGTATTGTGGTATTTGATTCTGGTGGAACTTTAGTTACCACATTTACTCTTGGAGCAGTCGCGGTTGGGGGTATATCATACGATTCTAGTGTTAATAAAATATTTTTTACTTATAACCCACCACCATATAGTGATAGAAGGATAGGATATTTTGATCCGAATACTTATTCGATTACATTGGATGTTGCCGCTAATTGGAGCGCGGGTTTTTATTTTCCTGGGGGAATAAAAACTAATCCGATAACATATGAAAAATATGTTAAAACATCAGATGGGTATTTTTATATTTTTGGTGCTGGAACAACATCACCGATACCTTTGAAAAAAACTTTAACAGGTGCCACATATACTTTCTTTTTTAGTTCTGGAGGACAACCTCTGAGTAATGTATTTAATACTCAAACAGGGGAGTTTTGGATGACAACACCAAGAACAGGTAGTACACAAGATATTGTAATAGTTGAACCTTACACTTATGCCTTAACAGTTGTTAACCAATCGTGTTTAGGGACTTCATATCGAGTAAACGATGCTTACCAAGCAATTACATATTATCCTGGTGATGGATCACCAAATTCTTCCAAAATGTTTGTAGTGTATAGAAATAATGCGGGAACCAATTATAAAATTGTACAATTTGATACCTCACCACCATATAACAATTCTATATTTTACAACATACCAGGAGTAACCTCACAACAAAATTTAATTTATTCTTCGGTTTATAGTAAACTAATTCATAATTCAGGTGGTAATATAAATGCTTTTGACCCAACAAGTTCTGTTGTGGATTATTGTCCGACTTTGACATCAATTTACACTATGTCACAACCACTTGAAGATATTGATAGTAAGCAAATTTTTTATCTCACATCAATAAACAATGTTTTTTGGTTAGGATTGAACGAAGTAAATGCAATTGAATGTCAAGAAAAAGTAATAGATTATTACTCAACAAATCAAGGCCCATATAAATTTAATGTTACAACATTGAATTGGGAGTCAATGTGTACCACAAATGTATCATATAATACACCAACGACTAATAAGTTTACAATAGATGCTCAAATAGGTAATTTCGCAACAGAAGCTTATTTGTCATATTCATCAACATCTGTTAATAATTGGACTCCCATACCAAACATTGCGGGAGATGTTGTAATTTCAGCAATTAGTTGGAACACGGGATTAATTTATGATGACCCTGATTCTTCGTTTATTTTGAGAGTCACATTTGTAAGTGGTAGTTGTGAATTATACGGACCAGTAATCTAATGACTTATTTATTTATATCAAAACATAATTACTTTTCTAAAAACCATTTTTTGGTATTTATATAAAATAAGAATCATTTCTAATGTCGGGTTTATATTATTATGTTTTTAAAGAGTGTTGTGCACCATTTAACTTATATCAATTTGAGGTAAATGCAATACTAACAATTGGTACGGTTTATTCTGCCAATACACCATCTTTTACAGGATGTGCAACAGTTGTAAGTGCAACAACCTCGGGCGTTTCTGGTGGTACATTCATTGGATCTTATAGCGATTGTACAGAATGCGGACAAGTATGCGTAACACCAACCCCCACACCAACAGCAACAAATACACCGACACCAAGTGTAACCAAAACACCCACCCCAAGTCCAACCGTAACTAGAACACCTACAAAAACACCAACACAGACTCCAACACAGACAGCCACAAATACGCCTACGAACACCCAAACGGCGACAAATACGCCAACGATTACGGCTTCACCAACATTCACACCAACACCAACACAAACATCTGTCACACCAACTCCAACACCAACAATTACACCAACCAAGACAAGTTATCCGTCTTCAGCGACTACTGGTATATTTCAAATACTAACAGGTAGTAATGAATGTATAGTGTTTACAGTTTTACCAATGGGGGTTAGTTGTCAATCAACACCACCTTCATCTCCGACAGCAAATGATGGGACAGTTCAAATTTTCATAACAGGTGGGACCGCACCATATGATATCGAATGGACATATGAAATAATAACACCATCATCTTTGATAGGTGGTAGAATTGGTGATCCATCCCCGATTGATGAAAATGTTTTAATACCACCTCCAGGACCAATTTGGTCAGGAATTCCTAATGGTTATTATACCGCGACCGTCAGTGATTTTTATGGTGATTTTGTTGTTTCAGTAACTTGTGTAGTTTTATATGTAACACCAACACCAACACCAACCCCAACAAAGAATATACAACCAACACCAACAGAAAAACCATTTTGTTTATATTTCTCGCCAATAGGTAGAAATCTAACACTAATACCTTATCAATCTCAATTCGTTCATTTTGGTTCATATGTGAATGGAAAACCATTATATGTTTGCACTACTAATAATGCGTTGAGCGGTTGGACAATAAGTTATGATACCACAACCTCAGTATGGGTTCTCACAGACCCACTGGCGGTAAACTCAATACAATATAGCACATTAGGTAATCAAACTAATGTAAACACAACACATATTGGTACAACACCTATAGGATATTGGTCTCAAATAAGTACAATATATACCGTAAGAACAGAACAAGGTAATTGTCCAAATCAATTAGTACCATCTTTAACCCCAACCCAAACACCAACACCAACACCAAGTGTAACATCAGGATATACTTATCCTACACCAACACCAACACCTACGCAAACACCAACAATTGCTGTTATAACGGGTAAAAGATATTTGTTCTTAAAATGTGGATCTCAATATGAATTCATAAATCAAGGAACATTACCTCAAATACCAATTATTGATTCAACTAATCCCGGCAATGTTTGTAACATAAATGACGATACCTTATCAGGGCCTTGTTGGGGTGTTGGTGGAGGTTGCGGAAGTGTTACAACATTTGTACCCAATACAATATATAATCCAAGTTGTCCTGAAATAGGACCTATTGCTCCTGGAAATACTTTTGGATGGAAAAACCCATTAGGAACTTGGGAATCTTGGACATATTTGGGTGTTTTGGCGAATCAAACAGACGCAATAAATTATTTATTACCATATTCTGCAGATCCAGGATTTTCTGTTGTAACAACTAACTCAAACTATTTTACAAATTATGGATCATTTACATTAGATAAAACTAATACTCTTTCGCCTTTGTTGTCATATTTCACAACTACAACACCATCAGGTCAAGATAGTACATTATCTTATTATAATTTTACTTTTGGATTCCCAACTTGTGAAAGTTGTGATGATGCAATAACCGCATATCAAAATTATTTAGGTGGAACCAACCCAACAACATTATCCGTTTCTACAAATATATCACAACCTGATTGCGGATGTGATGGAAGTATTTTTGTGACAACAAATGGAACACCACCAATACAATATTCAATAAATGGCGGAATAACAACAACATTGAATCCTTTATTTGCAGGACTATGTCCAAACACATACTCACTATATATTGTTGATAGTTTAGGTAATAACTTTAATCAAAATGTGGTTTTAACTGACATTTCTCCAAACCCTGTCTATACATTATCTCTCAATGGTAATGTATCAACAATATTCGATGGAACTGTTTCCTTTAAAAGAATAAGAACAAAAAAATTAAATTGGACTTTGAATATTTCACAACAATTAAATGCCAATCAAACAATAACAATTACTTTTAAACATACAAGAATTTATAATCAAACACCATACAACTTTACAACAAACGATTCCCCCGCTAGTACAATTGTTATAACAAAGTTATATGAAAATAATATTTCAATAAACAGTGTTTTATCACCATCAATAATTGCTTCGACCAATCCAACATTATTTGGGTGTACTTATAATACGACATATCCATCACCGATTTCAGGAAAAACAACAACTGAATCTGAAATATGGTCATTGGTTTTAACCGCTGGAGATATCGTTAATGGATATATACAAAGTGAGGTAAATTATCAGAGCAATCAATTTGATCCTAATTGTATAATATCCCAATCATCACATTATTTTGAAATTCTTTCTGCCAATATACAAGGTTGTGATTGTGGGTGTAATGTGTCAATAGGAGAACCAATATATTTTGTAAACAATTTAGGACCAAACCCTATATTAATAGGGGGTTAAAACTTAAGTTTGAATATTTAATAAAAGATGGCATACATTTTAAAAAATACAACAGGTTTAATTAATACAAGAGTTACTGATACTGGAAGACAAAAAATGTCCGAAGGAAATTTTAACATTGCTTATTTTCAAATTGGTGATAGTGAAATATGTTATAATTGTATTAATGGATATGATCAAACAAACAACTATATTCTTGAGCCAAATTTCAATTCACAAAATTCTACAAGAACACCATATTCAAACAAACAAAATGTAAAATACCCAATGTATGTCCAAGGAGTATCAGGAAATACATATGGAATACCATTTATGGCATCGACATTTGATTCTGTTTATAATACGGCCTTGGAATGTCTTGACAACTACCGCATACACAATATCATCCGATTATAAAGTTGATACATTTTCATTTGCGGGAGGAAACCAAATATCACTGGTATCTGATCCTTGTAATGCTAATGGAACAATATCTGTTGGTGACTTTATTACTTTATTTATAGATGAAACTGCAGTCTGCGGTGATGCTCTTAGTTGTTATCCTGTTTTAACATTTAGAATAACAGGAATAACCGCAGGACCTGTTTATGAATTAGATAGAAACCTACCTATTTTATCCACAATCGGAACCTATGCCAGAGCTTTGGTTTACCCTTCGGGAATGACTGTTTTGTATGACACTTATACTCCACAACCACACTGGTATACAGATGTGATTGATTTTGAAAGTGTCTGTACAACAGATGCCTTCGATGTTGATATATGGAATATGAATATTCCTTGGACTGAAACACCGGCAGGAATTAACACGGCAAATTATGTTGGTTACGATGGTTTCGGATCAATTCAATATATTGGGACAAAGGATTATTTGGGATACAACTCACAATCTGGTCAAACAGATAGTGGGGGTGCATATTATTTCAATTCTTTTGGGGAAAGAGTTTACACAGTAATCCCATTACCATTATCAACAACTGACACCACAACATCCAATATAAATGGTCCTGGAGGAAGAAATAGTTTGGTAAGTCAATACCCTTTACCAACAGGATCTACAGTTGGAGATATTCAAAAAACTATAGCAATTGTTCATTATACAAACAATACTATAGATTATTTCTATGGGGAAAAATTCGCAACAGAACCATACGATTCAACAAATCCAAATAACACACAAGGATTGGCCAGAAATTTCCAAGTATCATTACCTTGGCTTTCTTGGCATAAATCACCAACTTGTACTTGTTCAGGTCAAACATTTTACATTGACCCCCAAGGATTTGACGATTTTAATCTATTTCAGATCAATTATGTTTATTCAAATAGGAATGAAGATATGAACGATCCTGGTATTAGATATTATAATTTGTGGGACACAAATCCTAATATTAATGGTTTTCCAAACAGAGTAGGTAAAGTATTCCCTGACCAAAAAATTATAGTTTTTGATGATGAAGAGATTGTTGCGGCAATGTCTTACAAATCAAATAGAAGTTGGACATTACCCGCACCAAAAATATCTTTGATAACACCTAATGTTTGTGAAGGGTCAACAGGAGGCTCAACAGGGGTGTTAAGTGCTGATACTGAATACCTTTATGTTACATATAGATTAGAAGATAGTGGAACAACATTTAATACATTACATTGTAATTATTACCAAGTAATTTCGGGACCATCATCAGGGTGCTCAACCACTGACCAATGTGTATCTGTAAGATTTGGAAATGAGTTCCCTTGTTTACATACAAATGTTGGTACAACCCTTTCAGGTTTTACCGCAAACAGATTTTCAGTTATATGTCAAAAAGTGGTTGGTGAATCAAGACCGAATCCATATGGTTGGAAAGAAATTGATTTCACATCTCAATTATCATTAGTGGGTGGACAGATTTCTGCTTCGGCACTTACTTCTACAACATTTGTTGTTTGTACTGAAAATTATAACTCAGCACCACTTTACGACTTGTCAAATTATATTAATTTAACACAACTTGGAACAACAGGTTCTAGCCTAAATTTTGGTGATGAATATTATTTTTACGGTACAATTGATACTGATATTACTGCAACAATCTATGAAATGAAGTATCTCATTAATATGGGATCAAATCAATATACATACTCAAGTAACCCGACTTGGACTCCAGGTCAATCTATTTACTTTACCGAGATAGGACTATATGATTCTAACAAGGATCTTTTGGTGGTAAGTAAGTTTCAATCACCCGTAAAGAGATTAGGAGTACAACAAGCGTTGGTTAAATTTGATTTTTAATTTATGAGAAAAACATTGAAGAATAGCCCAAAGGTTTTGGGACTTGATGTGTCAACTAAAACTATAGGATGGGCATTGTTCGATTGGTCAAATAAAGAACTTTTGGAATTAACACACATTTCACCAAAACCAAAATTACCAGATGACAATAAGTTTCACGAATTATTAGAAAAATCTAATTTGTTTAAACATAAAGTTTTACAATATAAGAATTTAGGTATTGTTAAAGTTATTATTGAGGAACCACTTTTGAATTCAAATAATGTATATACAATAGGAACTTTACTAAGATATAACACATTAATATCAAAAGAAATATACGATGTTTTAGGTATAGTACCTGAATATATATCCACTTACAATGCTAGAAGATACGCTTTTCCTGAACTTGTTCAGAAAAATGACAAGAACAAGTTTGTACTCTTTGGTGGATTACCAAAAGATATTGACAAGAAGAATATTATTTGGGAACAAGTTGCAAAGATAGAGCCACAGATTACTTGGCAGTATACAAAAAACAATACTCTGAAAAAGGAAAATTTTGATATGTCAGATGCATATACCGCAGTTAGAGGTTATATGAAACTAAACAATTATTGGTAATAAATTTTTTTTAAAAAAATAATAAAAAATACCCTTTATGGGTATTTTTTTATGCACAATCGGCACACCCACCTAAAGGACCACCAATTCCTGATTGATCAAAGAAGTAATCACCATATGGATGATTAACCCAAACATAAGGAGGATATGGACCGCTCGGCCAACTTGTAAGAGCTGGTTTACTACCTGACAATACGCCATAAACAATACTATCCAAACTCCAACAATTAGACGCTGCGGGAGAAGCAAATGAAACAAATAAGTTCGGATTATATTTTACCGTGTCACCAACTTGTAATTGATAATTACCTACAAACGCTGGTCCATATTGTAAGATGGCCTCATCAGTATTACAATTTTTGAATACATATATCGGGTAATTAGATGGTGCTAAATTAAGGTTTGAGTTACATTTAACAGGTGTTGATGGTACATAATTTAAACCATTGTCAGTAAAATAATCACCATCATATGTTAAGTATCCTTGAGTTAGACCAAATGTTGTTTGTATATAGTTTTTCAAATCAAGCTCAGTTCCCACAAAAATTTCTCTATATACATAATCATACCACTCGATCGGAGAAGAAGGGTTAGTATAACCTAAGGTTCCCACATTTACACCAAATGATACAACTTGACTAGCATTTGGAATCAAATTAGGGTAAGGTATACTTTGTGCAATTATTGGTATTGTAGGAGGAACTTTACTACATACTCTATATATATGATATGTTTGGAATATTGGATCTGGTGTTCCACTAGGTGTTGGAGTCATTGTTTGTGTCGGAGTAGGTGTCGGAGTCAGAGTTGATGAAGGTGTAGGGGTAGGACTTGGAACAACTAAGCTACAGAAAGAACAATCAATACCGGCATACTCTTTAAGTTCTATAAATGTATTCACGCTTCCATCAGTTACGCCCGAGAATCTTACACAACTTGGAGTACCACCAATCAAGGCAAAGAATGTATCGCCTGTTACATAAGGACCACCACTAAATGGAACCTGTGTTGTATAATATAATGATCCACTATCACAATCTACCCAAATAGAAACCTGATTTCCACAAATCATATTACCCTCAAATGTATTGAATATCGCACTTCCCGAAATGAAACAATCAAAAGGTGGTGTATATGGTGCTGGTGTTTGGGATGGTGTAGGTGTTGGTGTTGGAGTAAAAGAATTTACGGTAAAAAATACATCTGTTAAATTACACGGATTGATCGTCGGTGTTGGAGTCGGTGTTGGAGTCGGTGAAGAGGTTACCGTAGGGGTTGGAGTCGGAGTTGGTATTACATCACAATCAAATAGTGCAGTAAAATCATTTAAAGAACAATTTACTGTAGGGCTTGGCGTTGGTGTAGGACATATATTACCACCAAACAATTCATCACAAATATCAGGACATTGACTATAACAAGGTTTTGCTCCAAATAAATCACAACTTCCACCTAAAGATGTGGATAAACACCAAGAAGTATCGCCTGTTGAGTAATAAATGTAACCAGGGTCAGATCCTCCTGTAAAGTAAGAATATCCATCAAAAGTTCCCGCTGACACATAATTTCCGTCATACCCTGAAAACGGTCCGTATTCAGTATAAAGACAAAAGCTATCATAACAACATCCTGAGTTGACATCAAAACAAGGATCAACTGTATGGGTAATTCCGGTACATTCAATACAAGTGCCGGCTAAAACAGGATCTCTTTCATAACTACTGTAAAAGTAATTTGTATTTGTGCCTCCGGTACTTAAGACCTCAAAACATCCTTGTAATCTGCATGGGTAAAAAGTTGTAATTTGGGAAACATTAGTTAGCGCTGAGAAATAGTATGAATTTGGAGGTATACCAGTCAGATCAAAACTTGTAGAGTCACCAAACACCGAAACAGTGTCAGTTATATTGTTATCAGGACAACAAGCAGAAAAAGTATAGACAATTGGTTCTGTGGTTACCAATTCATATAGACCACTATAAACATTAATACTTACTGAGTTACCAGTACAATGTGACACATAATATATTGATCCATCAGGAACCGCGACACTATCACTATCACAACTTATAGCGTTTTCGAAATATACAACACAATTCGTAACACCGGTAACCCTATATAATACACTATCTATTAGACTCATCAGAAACTAAAATTCTTTAAAATTATACAACCATTATCGTCCACAACCTTTAAAACCTGATTAGTATTGTTTATCAATAGACTTGGGACTGAAAATGTATAAGTTAAATCTCCAGTCGTGATGGTATCAATGTAAACACAACTTGTGAATCCTGTATCACATAGATAAATGTCAAACGGAGAGGTTCCTGAAATAGCGGTAATATCGAGATTGACAGGCATTGATTTTTAACTTATATTTCATAAATATAGATAATACCAAAAGTTTTTAAATGGGAAAAGATTTCAATAATATTGATGAAGAATCAAATGAAGAGTTAGTAGATTTATTGAGAGAACTTTTTGGTAAGGAAAAAAATTATTACTCAAACAAAGGTCAAATATCTTTCAATTGCCCCTACTGTGATGATGGAAGAGGTAAAGGAAATCTTGAGATTAATATATTCAAGGAAGCATACCATTGTTGGAGTTGTGGAGACAGCGAAGGAACCCACGGACACTTAGGAAAACTTATAGATTTAATTGGTAAAAAGAAACACAAGAAACTTTATAATCTATTAAGGAATGAAGGGGAATCAACAACAATAACACCAAAAAAGAAAACCCTAAAGTTACCTGAAAGTTTTACAAAGTTCAAAGACTCAAATCCAATATACCCAATTTACAAACAAGCTAAGAACTATTTGTTAAATCGAGGAATTACAGATGAAATAATTGATAAGTATAGTATTGGTTTTTGTGATAAAGGATCTCATATCGGTAGAATCATAGTTCCATCCTTTAGTAAAGAAGGTGAACTCAATTATTATATTGCAAGAAGTTGGGATCCCCACACCAAGATGAAATATAAGAATCCCGAAGCTGAGAAAGACCAAATAATATTCAATGAGAACCTAATAGATTGGAAAAAAGACATATACTTGGTAGAAGGAGTCTTTGATGGATTTTTCTTGGAAAATAGTATACCCATGCTTGGAAAACACTTGAGTCAACTTCTTTTTGACACAATATATGAAAAGGCTAAGAAAAATATTATAATTTGTCTTGATGGGGATGCTTACGAAAATGGACTTAAATTATACCACGAACTTAATGGGGGAAGATTGTTTGGTAAAATAAAAATCGTTAAATTACCTCAAGACAAAGATGTTTGTGATCTTAAAGGTCAAATAAATGAATATTTCGTAACAATTAAAGATTAATGAATTTCGATATACTACTAGAACTAAATAAATTTAACCACATTAAGTATTTTGATGAACCACACCAATACTTTTTTGATGGTAGGGAACTAACCAGTGCCACAAAATTCATTGGTAAGTTTAAACCAAAGTTTGATACTCAAACCATTGCCGAGGAATATGCTCAAAAGCGTGGATTGAAAACTGAAGATGTAATAAGTGATTGGGATTATAAAAGGGATTTTAGCACAGTAAAGGGAAGTGCGGTTCACAAATACGCTGAGGATTATTGGGGTAATAAAGTGTTTCCTTATGATGCATCAATAGCAATTAAAAAGTTTGGTATTGATAGTGTTAAAGATCCTTATAATAAATGTAGAGAGTTGTTTTTACAGTTCTATAATCATGCAAAAGAAAATCTTGTTCCTGTTAAAATGGAACTTGTTGTTGGTGATATTGATTTGAATATTGCAGGAATGGTGGATTGTTTGTTTTATAATAAAAAGTCTGATATGCTTGAAATATATGACTACAAGACAAACAAGGCAATCAAAACCAAAGATGACTTTGGTAATAAGTTCGCAAAACCTATCTCACATTTGGATGTATGTGAAATGAACACTTATAGTCTTCAACTATCACTTTACAAATACATTATAGAAAAAAACACAAACTTACAAATTGGTAATATGTATTTGGTTTGGATTAATGAAGTGAACGATAAATACAAGATCATCCCTTGTAAGGATATGAAGGCTGAGATAATAACAATGATTGATTATCACAAGTAATATTCTTATTATTATAAAATAAAACAAAAAATTTAATACAATGTCAGACTTTACTCCAAAAATTAACATCAGGGATACAGAAACCATTAAGTGTGAAAGTTGTGAAGCAACACAATTCAGAGAAGTTTTTATTCTAAAAAAAGTATCCAAACTCCTAACCGGAACATCAGAAGACACTATTGTTCCAATCCCAATGTGGGCTTGCACTCATTGTGGTAATATTTTGAAAGAGTCTAACCCTCTTGAAAAAATTCAAGATAATGACGAATAAGGAATTTATTTGGTGGTTGAAAGGTTATGTTGAAGGAAAATCCTGTTTAACACCACAAGAAACCGAAAAAATCAAAGATGCTTTGGTTGCGGTTGAAGAAGTTGAGATAAAAAACTATTATAGAACAATTACACCAACCATAGACCTAACTGATTTGGAAAAACCAAAAGGTCCAAAAATTATTTGTGAAGATGATCAACAAGATAGTCCATTTTAGTGATTTACATCTTAGGTTATTTAAAGACCACGACTTATATAAAAGTATCCTTGTTCAAGCTTTAGATCAGTGGAAAGAATTAAATCCTGATAGAATAATTTTTACAGGTGACTTGGTTCATTCAAAAAATCAACTGACACCAGAACTTATACAGATTGTATCGTGGTTGATGACTGAATGTGCAAAAATATCTAAGACAATTATAATCTTGGGTAATCACGATCTTATTGAAAACAATTTGGAAAGACTCGATGCTCTATCACCAATTATTGACTCACTAAACAATCCCAACATTGTATTTCTAACCAAGTCAGAACTTGTTGAGGATGAGAATATCAGATATGCGGTTTATGCTATCTCAGAACATAATAAACCACCAGTGTTCGATGATCAAAAGATTTTCACAATTGGTTTATTCCACGGACCAATCTCGGGACTTAAAACTGATTTGGGATTTGAGTTTGGTGAGGAATCATATAATGTTGAAAAATTCAAAGGATGTGACATAGTGTTGTGTGGAGATATACACAAAAGATCAGTTTTCAACTACCCTGGGGGAAAAGGATATATGATTGGATCTACCATACAACAAAACTACGGTGAGACTTTAAACAAACACGGATATGGTATATACACCATTTCTGAAGATAAATATGAGTTTATAGATTTGGAAAATCCAAAACCATTCCTATCATTCAAGATCAAAAATTTCGAAGACATCTTCAATGGATCAGAAAAACTCGCTAATATATGACATACCCAAAAAAGTTTACGAAGAGGTAGAAAAATATTGTAAACTTAATCAGATTGAAAACATAAATGATTTTATGTTTCAATGTTTTAAACAAGGGTTTGATATAAAAAAATACGGTTTATTAGGTGATGATTCAGGAAAAACTGGTGTAATTCAGGAAAAAATTGTGGAAGTTGAGGTTATTCGTGAAAAACGGGTGGAAGTCCCCATTGAAGTCATAAAGGAAGTTATTGTTGAAAAAGAAATACCGATTGAGATTATAACAGAAAAGGTTGTAGAAAAAATTGTTGAAGTTCCTGTTGAAAAAATAGTAGTAAAGACTGAATACATAACTGATGATTCCAAAGTTACAGAATTACTTGATATGATTAAAAGTCTTGAATCTGAAATTGAAAATAAGAATCAACAACTCATCGAGATTACAAAACAACTTGAAGAAAAGTCAAACCAACCAGTAAAGACTGATAAGTCTCATTTATTACAAGAAACAATACAGAAATTAAAAAAACAAAACATTGATCTTGAAAATCAAGTCAAGGAACTCAAAGAAAAATTAAAACAGGTTGACACATTTGACAATCAAAAAAAAGTTGTTTATCATAATGGTTCAGATATAAATAAAGATTTAATAAAATAAAACTATGGAAATTTTAATTTGGTTTATTACCGCCTACGGACTCACTAACATATTGGTTTACGGGTCAATCTTACAATCAACAAGAGACAGCATTAGAATTATCGGAGAGACGGGATTTCCTGTTTTGAGCCCTGTTTGTAGTTTCATATCGGATATGTTGTCCTGTATGATGTGTTGTTCTACTTGGGTTGGATTTTTATTCTCGTTCTTGGTGTTCTCACCTATCAATCAGTATTTTGGAGTTTCACCATACTTTGCTTGGTTCTTGGATGGAATGTTGGCATCAGGGGCAGTTTGGGCAATCAACTCTATCATTGAGTATTTCGAAGAAAACAGAATTCAAAAAAATAACTAAAAAAATGACAAAAAAGAAAACAGAAACTACGGAAAATGTATCGGTGGATGTCTATTTGATGGACTCGCATGTATACACTTGTTGGAGAGGACCAATTAGAGTAAATGCTGAAACTCATCCAGAACTTAAAGGAATGACCGAACAGGAAATGAAAGATTATGTTTCCAAAAACGCGAGTGAAATGACATCAATCGATTCCGATTATTATGATAATCTTTATGATCAACTTATTGATGCTGATTACGGTAAGGATAAAATTACTGGAGAAGAATACGAAATAACATTCTAAAAAATAAAACTATGCCCGTTTCAAGACAAAGAAAAAAACACAAAGAAAAGTCTCACAAAAGGACTCAAATGATTGATCAAACTCGTCGAACTTATGAAAAGTTGATGAAAGAAGCTATGGAAAAACAAATCGAAGAACTCAGAAAAAAATTCGATGAAGAAAGTTCAGGGGTGACATTTGGTAATGGCAATTCAGATAACAATATTTGATAATATCTTGGAGGATAAAATTAGGATGAAGTCAGATTTAGATATAACAAAATATGAAAATCCTGCAATACAAGTTGTTTGGGAAGACACACCCGAGAACTTTACCCAGGAAAGAATAAAAAGTGTTAAGTCATATTTTCAAAAAAAGTATAACTCTTTAAATGTAAATGTTCTTACAAAAGTTAAACTTGTTGAGAAAAAAGACGAATCTATTGATGTATCAGCCAATATTTTAGACACCAATTATCAATCTGAACTCCTTAAGGATTTTCTTAGATCAAAAAGTTATGATAAACATCTTAATGATGTTTTAAATATAGATAAATCAGTTCAAAATAAACTGATTCAAGACAATCCCGAAGTAACAACTTTCAAAAAGTGGTATATCAGAAGTGTTGAATTCTCAAACTTCCTATGTTTTGGTGAGAATCAAAAGATTAACTATGATAACCACAATGGTATAACAGTAATAGAGTCAAATCCACCAAACTTCGGAGGTAAAACCACCGCAGTGGTGGATTTGCTCTTGTTTTTATTCTTCAATCAAACCACGAAAACAAGTAAAGCCGAGGAAATATTCAACAGGTTTACCACAAAAGATAAGGTAAGTGTTACCGGTGAAATTACAATTGATGGTGAAGATTATGTTATATCAAGAAATATAGAAAGAAAAAAAGCTAAGTCAGGAGAGTGGAATGTAAAAACAGAGTTGGATTTCTTCAAAAAGATGTCTGATGGATCATTACAGAACTTTACAGGTGAACAAAGAAGAGAGACAGAGAACTTCATCAAATCCTCAATTGGAACGGTAGAAGATTTTCTTATGACCATCTTGACCACAGCCTCAAACCTTGAGGATCTCCTTGATACCAAACCAACGGCAAGAGGACAAATACTTGGAAAGTTTTTGGGTTTGGAAGTCCTTAGAAAAAAAGAAGATATTGCAAAAGAATTCTACTCAGACTTCTCCAAAAAAATGTATTCTAATGTCTATAATCGTGAGACGCTTAAAAACGAAATAGATCAGGGTAATATTGATATTACAGATTATGAGTCCAAGATATTAGATTGTGATAATAAGATTAAAGAAGCTGATGATAGACTTAAAAAAGGGACAGATTACAAAGAAGATCTTATCAATAAAAAATATACAGATATTGACCAACAAATCTTGATATTAAATCCTGATGACTTGGCAAATCAAATTAAAGATCTTGATGGTAAAATATTATCAACGACCAAACTTATGAATGAGGTTAAAGTTGTTGAACCATCAGATTTTTATCACGAAGAAGACCACGATCAAATTAAGGAACAATATAATACCGCCTATAAGAAAAACTTACAGATCGAAAATAAAATTAACGAACTTAATGAGTTAAAGAGCTCGGTCAGTGATGGTATCAAGTGTGAACACTGCGGTATCGAATTGATGAATGCTGCGATTACCCAATCAAAATTGTCAGAACTTGATGGACAACTTGAATTGAACAAATCAATGAAAGATCTTCTGAATGAACTTACAACCAAAGAAAGGTCTTTCACCCAACTCAAAAAGGAATTCGATGAATATGAAAAGAATAAGTTGATTCGTGAAAAGTATGAGGTTAGTGTGGAATCTTTTGAGTTAAAAAAACAACAAGTTCAAGACAAGGTTAAAAGATATAATAGGGATCAAGAAAAAATTGTTAAGAACAAACAGATTGATGAACAGATCTTAAAAGCTAAGATTAGATTAGAGTCAATAATATTAGAGAAAGATAATATCTTACAAGATAAAACCAGATTTGAACTCACTATTAAGAATATTAAGGAAAAGATTGTTAAGAACACCGACTTGATATCTAAAATCATTGAGGAGTCTGAAAAGGAAAAAATCTATAAAATATATTTGGAATGTTTTGGTAAGAACGGAATATCAAAATTAATTTTGAGAACAATGTTACCACACATTAACTCCGAACTTGAAAGGTTGTTACAGGATAGTGCAATGTTCAAGTTAGATATCAGGGTTTCAGACAAGAATGAAGTAGAATTTTGGATGATCGATAATAATACAGGTATTGAGAAACTAATGATATCTGGATCTGGATATGAGAGAACCATATCATCTTTGGCTCTACGAGCAGTTCTCAGTAAGGTTTGTTCTTTACCCAAACCAAATATAATAGTAATGGATGAAATTTTTGGAAAAATTTCAAATGAAAACCTTGATATGGTTGGTGAATTCTTTGTTAAGATTAAAGATTATTTTGAGAAAATATTTGTTGTTACCCACAATCCATTGGTTAGTCAGTGGGCAAACAATTCAATCAAGATCAAGAAAGACGATAACATTAGTTATATTCAATAATTATTTTTTAATTTTTTCGCATTGTGTCGAAAATTATATTATCTTTGTAATCTAAATCGAAAAGAAAATGAAATATCTAATCTTTGCCTATGGTGAATACAAGAACAATAATAAAATTGTCAAAGGTATTGTGAATCAATTGATTCCAATTGCCTCAGATGTGAACCTCAAGTATAGTTACGGAGATCAAAGTATGATTGTGGCTTTTGATAGTGATTTAGATTTTGAACACATAAAAAAGTATGTTACATTTGTCATTAGTCAGACCTCAGCAATGTACTTTTTAATGCCTTGTACTGACAAAATGTCATACTCCGTACCCGATGATATGATGGAACTATTTTTTGGTGAAAATGAAGAATTATTGTCAAAATATGTGGATGAGGTATCAGAAAATGACATCGATAACATTTTCAATAACCTAACTGAAAATGATTTTGAAGATACATATGAAGAAGAAGATACTTTGGAACAGATTTTGAAGCAGTCCAAACAAATCAAAAAAACAGAAGTTTCACCAACTTTGGATGAAATACTTGACAAGATTTCAGAAAATGGCGTATCTTCGTTGACAACAAAAGAAAGACAAGTGTTAGATTCATACTCAAAACAATAAAAGATAATGAAGGAAAAAGCATCAATACCAATTAACCAAGAGGAAATCCAATCCTATCTAAAGGATATTAGGAAGATAAAAGTAATGACTCCCGAGAGAGAGAAAGAACTGGCTAAGATTATGACATCTCCCAGTGTAAGTGACGAGTCTCGTAAAGAGATTAACAAGGAGATTCTCGAAGGTAACCTACGATTTGTTATTACAATTGCAAAACAATACCAAAATCAAGGATTAGACTTTCCTGATTTAATTGCGGAAGGTAACTTGGGTCTTATGAAGGCAATTGATAACTTTGATTGGACAAAGAATCTACGATTCATATCATATGCTGTGTGGTGGGTTCGACAATCAATTTTACAATCCCTAAATGATAATTCTCGAACAATTAGGTTACCCGTCAATATTGTTCAGGATCTACAAAAGGCGAAGAAATCTATTGAACAAACTGGTGGTGAACTTGAAGATCGATTCGTTTATTTACCAAGCATAACACCAATCGATATGCACATTAATGATGATGGTGATACCCTAATCGATGTAATCAGTAATGAAAACGCTGATATGCCTGATCAGGTATTTAACTCCAAGAAAGAATTAAAAGAAAAATTGTTCGAGATACTAAGAAAATTGGATGATCGTGAAAAGGTAATTGTTGAAGATTATTTTGGTCTTAGTGGAACACCAAGAACACTTGAAGAAATAGGTGAAGACTTCTCACTCACTAAAGAAAGGGTTCGTCAAATCAAAGAAAAGGCTCTTAGAAAACTCAGAAACGAAAGTTCAATCTTATTTGATTACTTATAATGAAAACCTACAAAAAATTACCAATACCTAAGAAATCTGCTTGGGATAGAAAATCCTATGATCCATTCGTGTGGTTATACAAAAAGTTAGGAAATCCCGAACATTTGGAAGGAATGTTTGACATATACTTTATCCCAAAAGAATTTATATTAAAAGTTTATGCCTACCTAAAGAATGTCGTAAAATGGACACCAACACTTTGGAGTGATAGGAATTGGGATGGACATTTTATATATGAAATTCTTAAAAAGAAATTAGAATTCCAAAGAGAAGAACTTGTAAGGTCAAATCGACATAGTGATGTTTGGCGACAAAATAGAGATATAACAATATGTTTAAATCTAATTGAGAGATCTCAGAATGATTTCTATGAGTTGGAGTATATGGATTATTATGAGAACAGACATTGGTTTGAACCAATCAATGAAAAGGACGATGATGGGAGAGCTCTATATGAAATGAAGTCGATAAATGTTGTTGACAATCTTTCATTATATCTTCAGAAATACCATTTGGATGTTAAACAAGTTTTGAATAATTCAAATAAAAGTTTTGATGGATATGAAGATGATTACAAAATAAAAGAAAGGTTATGTTTGTATGTTTCATCATATCGGGCAGAAAAAGCAAGAAAACTTCTTTTTAGTATAATTTCAGAAAGACTTGAATGGTGGTGGGACTAGTAATTAAAAATGAAATGACTTAAAGCATTGATCGCAACCAACACAAAACCAATTGCTAAAATTTGTAAGAGGGTTCCCAATATCGGGTGACCCTCTTTTTTATAGTTTTTGATACCAGCAAAAATGTAACAGAATGTATAAGTTAACATATATGTAAAACTGAAAAATGTTAACCACATTATTACTGGATTAAAAAAAATTGTGTTTAAAATTGAAAAAATAATCAAAAGAGACAAACCTGTGACCCCTTTATACTTGAAGTTTTTATACCATTCTATAATTTTCATTATA